GAATTAGACGTTGTACGGTGACAAATACTGGTGACCGTTGTTGTTGCATAATGCTCAACGCAATGCCTATTGCCAAGTGGGTTTTGCCAGTTCCCGGTTTGCCAACAAAGATTGCAGAACGTCCTGTTTTTATTACTTGGTCAAAGTTTTCTGCATACTCTTTTGCAAAAGCTAATGCCTTTTGTTGACCACTTGTCTTTGCTACATAGCTATCCAATGTCCGATCTTTAAATCGTTCTGGGATAGCTGCACCTTTTATCTTTGACATCCATCTACGCTGCTCACGTTCTAATGCAGCTTGCTTGTCACGCTCTATTTGCAGCTTTGCTTCTGCATCCCTGCGTTCAATCATGCATTTAGGACACTCTGTCCAATGCTCGCCAAGATAATTTGTTGAAGTATATGCACCATGCTTTGCACAAATACGTTCTTCTGTTGGCCTGTCTTTGTTAATTAAATTTTCTAACATTTTTTTACCTTTTTAAATTTCCAATTGGGAAAAATTCTTTGCCCTCCGTAGGTAGGAGTGTAAAGGTCAATAGACATTTCTCCTGTTGTAATATCCATCATAAAAATTGGCACTTCCTTATCTTTTTTCATATCTTTTGTACCCCCTCACCGTAGTTAGTAGTAGCAAATGACTTTTGTTCTTTCTCTATCCAATCAGATTTAAAACTTTGCCATCCCCTTGCTTGGCACATAACCAATGCATCCTCCAAACTAATGGTAGTTTTCTTAACTTCATTCTTTATACCAATCAAAGCAGTTTCTGTTAATGGTGCTTTCTTGTTTTTTCTATGAGTTAAAAAATCATCCCATGTTTTTTTACTTACATTGCGTGGTCGCTTTATATTTGTTTCTTGTTTCTTGTTTAATGTTTCTTGTTTCTTGTTTAGTTGAACCTTTGTTGAACTGGCGTTAGATCTAGCAAGAGCAGATGCTTTACCTGCTCTTATTGCTGATTGTATCTTGGCCTGATACTTTGTAATCTCTTCATCAGTTCTCTTATGTACATAACCTGTACCAACATCATGTGTAAAAAATTCTTTTAACACTTGAACAACTTCTGGTTTATGTTCTGGCATTCTTATTAGCCGAGCCACCTCTGTTGCATCTTCTGGTAATGGTTTCTCATGCAAGTAATAAATGTCTAAACATCTACGGTATGCAAGATCCTCCATCAATGATAGATGCACAGTATGGCTCATGTAATCGCCAATGTTGAAGGAGTAAAAATGCATTACTCCTCCTTGCGGTAGTTGTTGATTACGTTATCTGCTGCCTGATCTGCTTCCTCTGTAGCCATACCCATAGCTTCTTTTAATCTAGACAATGGCTGCTCTTGCTTATCAGGTGTAGGAGTTACGTTTACTGCCTGTTTAAATTCAGTATCCTCATCTATTCTGACAACAGAACTAATTGCATCGTTCTTTGGTAGTCGTTTTGCTATGCGATGTATGACAGTTTTCTTGGCCATCTGGTCAAACCATTTAACCCAAGGTGAATGTGGTGATGAACTAGCTTTTGATACCTGACGGCATTTATCTATTTCTGCCATGTTCATTACCTCGTAGTACTCACCTTCATTAGTAGTCACAGCTACTGCATAAACACATATAGGTTTGCCACGGTCACCAGTAATTAAAGGTTTGTGTGTAATCTTTGGTGCAGTACCTAATTCATAATCAAACAAATCATTTTCGTATACAACTTCAGCACAAATAGTTTTTATTAATCCACTATTATGTAATACCTTGATGATGCCTTCGACCATTGGTATGTATTGAACTGAATTGCCATACTGAACTGCTGCTGCTTCTTTACCATCCAAGTACAAACCGTCTTGTGCTGCCCTCATAAAAGTTTGCATCAAACTGTTTTTGTCTGCTTGTACTAATTTAGGATTTTTATTTAGCGTTAACTTTGCAACGCTAATAAATTTCCATTCATCCATTGTTGATGGCAATGCTTCTTTAAATTTGTCTGCCATTTTTTCTAGTGTTCCCTGCATGGCTACAAGTGGTGTGATTGATGAAGTCATTAGTTTGCTCCTTTTGGTTGATTGAATCTGAATTGGCGAAAGCCTTTTTTAGGGTTGATGTATGTACCAACCATGTCTTGTGTAATGTATTTACCTTGACTACCTTTAGTCATACCGCAATTGATTGTTCCGTAATCAGAAACAATCTTTGATGCACCACCGCTTTTTTCTAATATTTTTGCTTTGATTGCATCTTTTTGCCTTTCGAGTCCTTTGCAATCTCTATTTATGGTGTTGTAATCATCAACTAATTTGTCCATGTCTTCATCTGCTATGCAAATCGTACCTGCGTCTGCATCGTTATATAATTTTTTTATCATGTATTCTGAATCTCTAAGATAGTCAATGTTAGGTGGTGTGCCTGACTTAACTTTTTCCCAAAACTCTTTTACTTTTGTTTCGAGCATCTCACCAACTTCTTTGTTTCTTGCTCTAACAATTAGCTTTGAAGTGTTGCCACCAACTAGTGCAGCAATACATCCCCAACTAATGTTGGCTACATGAAGTTGATGTTGAAGTTGCATCTCAATGTGAGGTGGTGCTTCAATATGGCCATTGCCATCGTCAACCCATTTCGTGCGATAAACCATTGAGTCAACATTTTTAACTTCCATAATGCCTAACTCGTCAGTACTTGTAATCTTGTAATCAAACGAGCTACCCATTCTTGTTTCTGTATCGCTCATGTATACATCAAATTGCTCGACTTTCCATCCTTGAGATTCAGCACAACCAAGAGCAATGCTGTCTTCAAGTTTGCGACCCCACGCCATACGTTCTGAGTCTTCCAAGTTAATAACAACCTTATCTTTTTTCTGATTGTACAATTCAAACTCTGTTTGGTATGGGTTGACATCAAACAATGCTGATACTTCTGTTGAAGTTACATCAAGCAATCTGTTTTCTAACCAATCTTGTTTGTTGGTTATTGGAATTTCTTTTACGGTCATTAAAATAGTTCTCCTTGTTTTTGAATTTTTGGTAAAGAATAAACAGCAATCTTTTTGCCGTTCTTTAATCTTTTCATTTCCACTTGTATGTCATGCCCTGCTTCCTTCAGATCATTTATTCTGGCAGCAAGTCTAAAGCAATTAAAAAGCTCAAGAGCTTGAATGGCAGTTAGTGAGCCGTAGTTCTGTAAATGATACAGAACCTTGGCACTTTGTGTAGTTGTTTGTTTCATAGCTCCTCTGAATCTTGAAAGTTGACGTACTCTTCATCTTTGACAATTTGCATTTGCCACTTGGCAACAATTGATTCGTTGCCACCATATTTCCAAGTAGGATCTTCTTTCTCATATTCATAATCAGGAAGTTGATACTGCTTTTCTTCTTCAATGCAACCAGATTCTTTTATAGAACGTACCTTTTTAGTAAAAGGGCATGAAGGCCAAACAGTATGACTAATTGCACGATCAACTTCTAATAATCTTTCACGCAATGCATACTCGCTGTTGGCATAAAGTTCGATAGTAATTTTTCTCATGGGTTTAAAAAAGAAATGTACTGAGGGTGGTCTTGTAATTCACATTCGAGTCTGAGTTCTTCTTCCCAATCCTCTGATGTGTGCTTGCAATAAGGAAGGTCGGCTAAAAAAGCCAACCTTTCCAGTTTCTGGGTATCTGTCATTTATTACCCCACTTTTTTTGTATAAGATTGTGTCTTCTTTGGATCTCAGGCCAATCCTCTCGTAGCTGCTTTAAAGCATCTTTAAGTGTTAACCCAAACCATCTACCTCCCATGTAGTGATCAGCATATTGATCGCAGTTACCAAATAAATTCCAATTTTGATGGTCTTCATTTTGTGGAAAGTACCATGTGTTGAAGGGGAGTTGGACTCCCTCCCCCCATTTGTACTTTGTAAGTTTCCATACCCCAGATAGGTATGGTGCTTTCTCGAAATAATTAGTTTCAAGGTCTGCGTATGTTCTTGGAAATTTTAATCTCATGAAACCACCTCCAAGTCTTCGATCTTTTTCAATGGTGGACAACCTCTCCATTGGTTGTATATCTCTCCGTTTTTATAGGCTTCTGATTCTTTGTCTTGCTTGTCAGTATCGACAAGAGTACCGCCATCAAATGCCCAATGCTCTGTGTCCTCAATATCAAATATTGATACTGGTATGATTTGCCAACCTTTGAGTCCGTAGTCTCGCTTGGCTTTTCTTACGCATCTAGTAGCGTGTACAATGTTTGGCTCGTAGCCTATAGACCATGTGTATGTACCGTGGCCTACCCAACAGAAAGCAATTACTTGTCTTTCTTGTAGTTTGTACTCAACTTTTTTAGTTGACTTTTTTGACTTTGAATTTGCCATGTGTTTGTTAATAGAAATTAGTAAACAACAATTGAAGGTATAACACCTTCGTAATTAAGCGTAGCACATATGGCAACACCTGTCAAATAATTAATTAATCAAAGGCATCTCGTTTTTTTAAAACTTCCACCTGTGATTCGCATCTGGGGCAAGATAAATTGGTCATTACAGAAAACTCAGGATAACCTCCCATGCCTTCTTCTATGTCCACATCACCGCCAATGATTAAATCGCTGTCGCACCAATAACAATTCATAGTTACCTGTTTTTAGTTGTACAAAATTCTGTTGCCTTTACTCTGACACATTGAAAAACAAATCTCCATATCGGTTTTATTTTTACAACGTCTACAAGTTTTGGTAAGTACCAATACTTTAATCCGTAATCTGTTACCGCACCTACTACGTCTCCTGTAGTTGGTCTAGCAGATTTCCAGAAATTTATAAAATGCTGTTCTACTATGCCGTTAATGCATTGAACACCCATTACTGGAAAAGTAATAATTAGTGTGCTTGTAGGCTTCATAACGTGCCATACATTGTCCATAAATTGACTTGGATACCCATATGAATCAATGTCTACTACATCAAATCGTTTTCTATTGTTTATTAATTCAAATAAATGTTGAAAGCTATCCCCTGTAGTTTCTTTTGTGCATGGATATAAATTTCCTTTTTGTTTGTAATGCTCAGACAAATTACCTTGACCTGCAAACAATTCCAATATGTCTCCATAAATGTAATCATCAAGTTTAGTTAATTGTTTTAATTTTTCTTGTGGGTGATGATGACTATCTAAATAATCAGATTGTTTTATTCTTAATCTGTCATGCTTAACAGCATTATTACTTTTTGCAGTTTGATTAAAAAGATCGTACTGATAATTCATTCCCTACCAAAAATTAATTCATAAGGAGTAATGTTTAAATCTAGTTCCCATGCTTTTATAAGTACTGTTTTTTGTTCCGTTGCAGGGATGCAGCCATGTCTTTTAGCCCACTTAGAAATTGCAGAAGGATCTTTTGAAATGGCACGACCCAAAGCACGAACTCCACCAAATTCTTCTATTACAACCTGTAATGGGGTTTTTGTAGTTGATTTCATATATACATTGTAGCCTTAAATGCAACATTTAATCAAGTAATTAGGCAAAAAAAAAGAGGGTTGTTACACCCTCTCTTCTTCTTCCAGTTTTAGTCTGTGTGTTTCGCTCATCTCTTGCAGCTTTTCATATAGCTCACGAGGTGAATACTTGTACATTGCGTTTTCGCCAAGTAGAACGTCACATACGTTTATAACAAACCAATGTTTAAGCATTGGTTCACCAGTAAATAATCCACCGTCTTTGTCATAATCATCAACTGCTTGGCGGTAGTGATGTAATTCCATGATGCCCTCTTTGTCTGGGTCTGGTGGTGTTCCAAATTGAAAAGTCATGTTAAATAAGAATTAAGAATAAAAGTAAATAAGGAAATAGTGCAAAAGCCATTTTTAATCTCCAAAAAAAAAGGGATGTAGGAGTAATTAAACTCCGTACATCTCCTTAAGTTTGTTGCGTGTGTCTACACCTTTGTCAAACAATGCCTTGAGTCCTGTCTCGTCATTTTGCCAATGTCTGAGGTCATTTCTCAAAGTATTGTGTAGCTCGATGTCTTTAGAAACACATTTGATTTTCCATTCCCTGTCTTCATCATTGAATTCGTAATTCATATGGTCTGCTGTTGCTTTAATAAGAGCTAAACCTTCTGGGCTGATGATTTCAGCTAGTTTTTTGATTTCTTTGTCAATCCACTTTTCCATCTGAACTGGTAGCTTCTGGAATTTTTCCCATTTAGCTAAATTCTTCTGGTCAATGATTGCTTGCTTGGCATCACGCTTGGCCTGTTTCTCAGCATCTGTAATAGATTGCTGAACTGACTTGCCTTCTTGCCTAGCACCACGTCTGTCGCTTCTGTACTGGACGTACTGTGTCATGTAACCGTTAGCTGAGTTCTCACCGTAGCGGTAGTTCCACATCATCTGAAGGTGTATCTGGAAATCTTCGCCAGTAGCAGTTTTGCCAGAAACAATACCGTTGATAAGGTTAGCTTTGCCTAGCTTAAAACTTTGGCTGCTGATCTGATCGGTAGTTGCTAGGTGACCGTTAACTCTTTGCTCACATAATGCAACTGCATGATCTCTCTGTGCTCTAGCTTGATCATGGCAACGTCCTGTATGAACTGTGCAATAAAAAGGTCTGTAATAGTCATTAGCCATTTGGCCGTATGAATCTTCTTGGAAAAACTTAACGTCAAGTAAACCTTTAGTTAGCTTGTACCAGTAAACTTTCTCTGAGTATTCCTTACCTCTACGGATGTATGTCTCAGTATGGTAAGTCTTACCTGCTTGCTCACGCTCTGACCACATCTTGTTGTACTTGTCTACATCCTGTTGTACTGAAGCAACTAGTTTGGTGTAGATCTCGTCCTGTAAGTCATCAGCGAGGTTTGAAGGAAAGTTGAATTGTGTCATTGTTATTAGAAAATAGTAATGTACTCTCTTAGTGTGGCATATACGGCTACATAAGTCAACAAATTTATAAAAAGTGGCCACCTGATGAACACTTTTCATTTTGCCATTTTCTTTCAAATCAATTGCAATACAGGTAATTACAAAGAATTTACAAAATAAATTAGTTTTCCCCAGATATTGCAAATCTAGTTATATTTATATATATTTTGAATAATTTATTATTAATTAATGACGGCAATCACTCAGGTTACCAGAGAATACATTGCCGTTAATGATCAAGGGTATCGAATTAATTGCTCTCATCACAATTGCCGTATTGAACAAACAGTTGTTGATGCAATTAGAGAATTAAGGGAAGACTTTGATCTTGGCTATGGAACTCTTAGCACTATCTTTTCTTTACCAAGGGGGACAATTGCAAAAATCTGTAAATACCAAATCCGAGGGCAAACTCCAGATCGTTGGAAAACAATCTACAAAACTAGGACGGCCTACAGAGAAACCTGATCCTTTAATAGTAAATGAAATTATTGATTGGATTGCTCATGGTAATACTTTACGGTCTTATTGTCGTTTAAAAAATAAGCCAAACTGGAGAACTATTTATAACTGGTTGGAAAAAGATGATGGAGACTTTATCGCACGCTTCGCACACGCACGAGATATGGGGGCTGATGCTATTGCAGAAGAATGCTTGGAGATAATAGATGCTCCCCCTTCTTTGTGCGGTTCTGAGGGCAATACAAGGCTAGATCCGGCAGCAGTTCAGATGCAAAAGAACAGGGTAGAAGCAAGGCTCAAGTTGTTAGCTAAATGGAATCCTAAGAAGTATGGAGAAAAGGTTGGGGTTGAAGCAGGTGGATCTATATCTCTGAACATCTCAACAGGCGTTCCGCAAACGTGAAACAACCGTTAATAAAGCTTGATTACACACCTCGGACTTGGCAGAGAGAATGCCATCTAAAGAAACAAAGGTTTAGCGTCTACGCATTACACAGGCGATCAGGCAAGACAGAACTGGCAATCATGGAACTAATAGACAAGGCCATGAAAACAGACAAAGAACTAGCCATGTTTGTCTATGTTGCACCGTTCCTGAGACAAGCAAAAGCCATCGCATGGGCTAGGTTGAAATCCAAGATAGAACCATTGCGTAGGACATCTGTAATCGAGATAAACGAAGGCGAGCTATCGGTCAGGTTTAAACATAATGGAGCGATCATCAGATTGTTTGGTGGAGACAATCCTGATGCCATGCGTGGACTACGTCTGGACGGAATAGTTATGGACGAGGTAGCCCAGTTAAAGAACGAGCTATGGACAGACATAGT